GGTACACGATCATACTGGTGTACGATAACAAAAGGATCACCCTTCGAATTATATATGACACCATCAATCATCTTAGGTCTTTCTTCAAGAAGATATGGACCGAACTCTTCCATTTGATCCGGTTTATTTGTAACATGAGCGTTCAATGCCCAAGCATATCCTAGAGGTATAACGTCAATAACATCTTTGAATGGACTAAAATTACAAATCATATTATATGCTGCTTGATCTGCAACCCAATCAGGACGATTCAATGACATTTGAAATAGAAAGAAACAAAGATCTTTGACTGAGTGTGCTAAACCTGCAATAATTCCAACGTTTAAAACTTCTTTATCTTTAACATCTTCGTAGAAGAATTTACCAAAATTCTTGATGATGTTATCACGATTCCACGCTTCATCTTTAATTCGAATTGCTTCAGATTGTGCAATCAATTTTAACGAATCGCGTCCTTTGAGACCTTTGTTGAAATAGTTATCCATGAACTTAGATGGATTCGATTGAAAGATTACATCACGAACATCAGTTGTGATAACGAATCGATAATCATCGGCATGTTTGTTTAGAAAGTCATACACATGAATAAATCTGAGCATATGTACACGCAACTTCTGTTCTTTATCAGTAACAGAGATTACATTAAAACCTTCATTAGTAATATCTTGACACATTTCTTGTGTCGTATTGATAGCGATCAGTACTTTATCGCCTTCGAAACCTGAATCATTGATGGACTGTACCCAAGGTCTAAGAACCTGGAACTCATCATAATTGGTGAACGCACCAATAATTAAATCTTTCGCCATGGATACTCTCCGTTCATATTGTTTTTCATTACTTCATTTCCACGAATGAAGAAACTGTCTTGTACAGAATCTGATCGACTCGCTACACGATAGTTTACAGTATATAGACCACTCGTGTCAAATGTTTTTTTCGTTTGCATCATAAATGCGGAAAGAATTCTATCAACTTCAGGTTGTTCTTGTGGATGTCTTGCCCTACGATACCAATAAGGTGAAAAAGCAATTGCATCCATTTTAGAAATCATGTAACAATTAACATCAATAAAATTATCATTAATAACTGATTTCCATTTACCAAGAGATTCACAATCATCATTACAGATGAATTTACCATCTTGATCTACAATCTTTCGAAGTGAATATGCCCATTGATTGCCAGCAAGAATCTGTTCAACGAGTCTTTCAACATGATTAAGTTCAAACCAATTGTCTTCATCTAGAAAACAAATATAATCGCCCTTTGCAACATATGACATTGCGCCATAGATCCGATGACCATTATATTGATCTTTACCTGTTGGATATGGAAGTGTTACTACATCAGCAGTTGAACGCCGAAGATAAGGCATAGCAATATGTTCTCGTTCTTTGCCATCAATCACAACAAGATGTTGGATATTCTTGTATGTCTGATTATTGACTGATTGAATAACTTGTCGTAGTGTTGGACTACCAGTTGTTGGTGTAATCACCGTTATCAAAGGACGCATAATAAAACTCCATAATTAATGTCACAAGTAAGAATAGTCACACATCATTCTGGTTGGATAACCATCACCACCCTGTGTGTCTCGTATGTTTAGTTTGAGAACATAATGTCCTGTTTCAATTTCCATGTCAATTCGTTTACCAGTACCAGTTTTACCACCATAGTAAACTATACAAGATTTAGGTGTTGCGGCTTCACTCATGTATTTCTGATCAATTTCATAGACTTTAGTGTCGCCACTTAATTTATGTACTATAGTATAACCATGTCCCACACCAGATATTAAAAAGTCTTTTAGATCTCTTTTTTGATTTGTTGACATTGTTTTCCAAATGTCTTCAACGTAACCTTGTTTTAAGTTTCCATTGTAGATGTCACAAAAGAGTGCATCATTAATATTAAACATATCCAATAATTTTAAACCATCTTTGTTTTTAATTTTTCCTGTTTTGATTTCCTGTGGTGATAATACAGTACGTATACCAGAATTGAAAAATGTAACCGTACCACCGGTTTTCAAACTTAGATATATTTCTTTTTTATCATTACAGATTAAAGTAATATCAGTAACAACTGGTCCTAAATTATTATTAAATACAGGAATTTTTGATGATATAAGAACTTTTGGTGTGAAAACGAAAGGACGTTTGTTGTTTAATTCACCAACTTCTTTAACTTCCAATTTCTTACATTTTTTCAAATCGTGTAATTCGACAATTTTCTCTACTGCTTTTTCTAATTTTGGATCATCAATATTTTCACCATTCCACCACATTCTAAGCGCTTCAGCGAGTTGCCCCTCATAGGCGTTACCTTTGTTTTGTACACCTCGACCACCAGAAGATCCATTACCAAACTTTATAGTAATTTTATTGAACTTGGCTACTCTTTTTATTTCAGAAATCTGAATATCACCTTGAAGATCTCTTGAAATGTTTATTTTAGATATAGATTTTGGATCGATATTGATCGGCGTTTCAATTTTTTTAAACTTGTCTTTAAGGAAAGCAAATACATTGATGATCTCATCAATTTTTGTATTGTCACCCTTTAGTGTTAATTTGATTTCTGTTGCAGTTTTTGGAAAAAATGTATACGCCAATTTATCACTCCCATGAAGATATTTCTATTTATCTCATGATATCTATATCGTGATCATTCGTCCAAACCTCAAGTTTGTTCCTCAAACGACCCTCAGTCTTCAACGATTCATATCGATTGGTAGCCTTTTGTTTCCACCACTGCACAATCTTCTCAAGTTCAAACTTGTCGTAATTTTCTTTATCTTTGATGAGTGTGTCAGTCTTACAATTAACATAATCGATATAGTTTGAAAAACCATAGTTAGAAATATAGTATCTTTTCTTTTCAGTCAGACTCTTTGCTTTTTCGATTGTTGCGTCGAATTCATCAGCCGCAGGTGTTCCTTTGAGTGCAGCCTTAGTTAAAGATATGATCGACATCGTTATCGTTAGTTTCTTACTAGAAGTCTTTTCTTCAACTAGTGGTCCGACTTTAGAATATACGAAATCACGAAGATCCGAATATGATTTACCATGCATCATTGGTAGAAAATTAGAATCAGTCAAACCTTTGTATCTCACATAAGGTTTCATTCCATCATACTGAGATACTTGTTTTGAAGATCCATACAAACTAGTTGTTTCAAACAAACACAAATTCATATCATATTTCTCGTTGACAATTTCACGCACAGCGTGTGAACAACAAATTGCAGCAAGAAGTTTACCACCCAAGTAATTAAAACCAAAAGGTTGACTAGGAACAATAGCAAAACCCATCATTGCAGATCGATTAAATCTTTTATTCCACTCAGATTTCTGTGTAAACACTTGAGATAACATTTCGTTTCTAGGTTTACAATTAATTACAGGTGAAGCGAGTCGAATGAATCCTAGAAACTTATCTGTGTTCTTTTCTTTGATTGCAAATTCAATTCTTCGTCCAACTGGACTTGCGTTGACATGTGAAGATGTAATACTAAGTAGTGTTTGCCATTGTATGGTCGGTATCTGACAAACTTGAATATCCATATCATTTGGATGCATCGAGAAGTCTGAGAATAAGTCATCTTCTGGAGGAAACAAAGATTGAGGAATCGATGACAATGAATTGATCTTTTGATCTCTCATATATTCATCGATCCGATCAAAATTCCCAAAGTAGTCTTGAAATGCTTTAGCGCAAACTAAACCATCTTCATGAGTCAATTTCATATTTTAAATCCAGAGAAGTCTTTCTTTTTAAATTTATTTTGTTGTGGTTGATTATCTTGTTTGCCAGCATCAACAAGTCCATCTTGCGCTGTCTGTTCCACATCATACAGTTTCATCCTTGATCTGTCAACACCAATAACAAATCTTTTGAATGCAGTTGGATCAGAATATCGATTCTTCAACTGCTTCACCATGATTTGACCAAGCGCTTCAAGTTCTTCTGATGTAATCAACGCAAACATTAGATCCGCAGTCGCTGGCAAACCAAAACTCTCACTCGTATCCTCGAGTCCTGGGTCGGAAGAAGTAAAGCCGGATCTTGTGGTCTGAGTCGCAGATACAATTGGGACTCCGTATTCAACGGCAAGTCCTCGCAACTCTTCTGCAATAGACTTGACGTATGTATACGAGTTAATATTGGAGCCAGGCTTAATACGAGAACTGCAACAGATATTAAGATAATCAATGAAGATAATATCGGGTACAAATGACTTTTTAAGGTTGAGTTCATTTAGTAAAGTTCTAAAGTGTGTTGTTGATGCAGATGCTGTAGGATACTCTTTGATGATCAACTTACCAGTGGTCATATCTTTGACACGTTTGACTTTACGTTCATACATGTCACGTGGTAGTTCCATCAATGCATCAATCGACACATTCAATAGATTTGCATCGATTCTCTCTGCAATCTTTTCTTCGGCCATTTCAAGAGTGATGTAAAGGACATTCTTACCTTGTGCCATAGCGCCAGCAGCCACATGACACATAAACAAAGATTTACCAACTCCGGTGCCAGCAAGGGCGATATTAAGTGTCTTGGCAGGAAGACCACCCTTTGTGATTTTATTAAAGTATTCGAGGTCAAATGGAATTCGTTCCTCTTTTCGATGATAAAATTCATATCGTTCATCAGAATTCTCCAGATAATCATGACCCACTGAATTATCAAAACTAACTGCTAGAGCGTCTGATAATATTTTGGGAATCGCACCTTTGTCATTGGACTTGTCTTTTCCGTCCAAGATTGAAATAGACCCCAATACAGCATTGTAGATTGCTCTTTCCTGACAGAACTTTTCGGTTTTGTCAGTAAGCCATTGAACTTTGGATTCTTCATCTTTAAACGAAGCAATTTCATGTAGATACGACTTGGACTTCTCCAGTTCTTCATCCGAGAGATTTCGCCTTTCTTTGACGGCCAATTCAATCGATTCAATCGTTGGTGTAGAATTGTAAGTTTCTGTGAACTTGTTGATTTCTTCATAAATTATCTTTTCAGTTTTGTCAGTAAAGTATTCAGTCTTCAGAAATGGAAGTACCTTACGAAGATAGTCTTCATTCCTAATCAGATTCCTCAATATAACTGTCTCCAATTTCATCCTGTATTCCTTGATTTTGTTCCATGATGCTAACAAGAATGTCACCAATCTTGTTCTTGAAGTTCAAATCTTTCTCCAGTTGATCGGCGTCAAGTGGAGTCTCAACTATATTGTACACGAACCTTAGGTAGATGTCACCAGATTCCTTGTCCTCATCAAATTTAACTTTACCATATTGGTATACAGTATCCTTAAAGATACCATTTAGAATCTTTAGGTGTACTGTTGTATCTTTATCCGATGGTACAATATATGCATAATCAACGCCTTCAATTAGTGTCTTCATGTTCTTCCTCTTTCTGAATCAAGTCATTATTGGAATATCGATACTTATCTTCAACAAAGTCATTAAAAGATTTCTGATCAAGAATTGGTTGCCAGAACTCTTTAGTGTCAGTATCTTTTTCACGATACTTTTTATCTTCAACTACACCAGTGTCTTTATCTACTTTCGAATACCAACCATTGGATGGTTTAATAACGTGTCCTGACTCGATAGCAAGATCAAGTAGACCAGACCACTTACTGATACCACCATCAAAAGATACAGAAACAGGTATTTTAGATTTTTCTTTAACATATCTAGACTTCTCAACATTAATAATGAAGTTATAACCAACAATTTCTGTGCCAGATTTCTCTTGTTGGCGACCAAGAATAAAAATATTGTCAGCAGAATAGTATGAACCAGTACCACCACCAACGATATCTTTAGGATAAAGTCCAATCTCTTTATATGTATGATTCACAACAATCATTGGAATATCTTTCAATGTGAGATGTGGAGTCACCATCCTAAACAAAGACTTAACTGCCTTTGCACGAGTCATATCTGCAACAGTTTTACCTTCAAGTGCATCATCAACTTCTTTCTTAGAAGCAAGATTACCAATAGAATCAACAATGATAATCAATCGATCACCACGTTCTACATTAGAAATCTGTTGCATGATATCAGACTTTAATTGTTCGATATCAGTAAGAGGAGTGTGCAAAACTCGATCCATATCAATACCAAAAGAATCGAAATATGATTTCGGCGTACCAAACTCAGAATCGTAGAATAAGAG